CCTACACGACGCTCTTCCGATCTGAACGAGAAAGAAGCTGTTACCCATAAAATCCACCATACCTTTACCATCACTTCGCCTCCTTGTTGAATGTTTGGTCCCACACGTCTAGGAATCCCACGGGTCATAAGGACCGAAATCAGTACTCGACCCACAGACTCCGAGATCAAGATCCATCATCACCAGTTTATAAATAAACTTGGCATAATCCAGGTCGATTTTAAGCATTAGAATATCCTCATCGGAATGGTTTCGATATTCTGAGAGATAGAGAAATCGGAAATATTTGTGTATTTCCTGAAAACAAAGGATCGGGCCTGACCAATCGAATCTTCCCGTATGGTCAAGCGATATTTGGAGGGATCGGGGATAGGGCCAAAAGCAAAATTAAATGACCCATTGAAATAAACTCTGAATGAATGCCTTTTGCTTGCCATCACCGTATCTCCGTTGAGGTTTTGTATTACAATAATAATATAATACCAAGATAGCAGTATGTCAATACCTGAAAGTAAAATAAATGAAAAAAAGATTTGCGGTATTGATTTAACAGGGTATAGGTTGTAAGAAACAAGGGGCGAAGCCCCGAAGGGGATAAAAGAATTATGAGTGAGGATTAAATAATGCCAGGAGGAAGGCCCACAGACTACACACCGGAGATCGTCCAAAAGGCGCGTGATTATGTAGATGGTGAGTGGAAAGAACTAAGCCATAAAATACCCAGTGTTGCCAGACTTGCAATTCACCTAAACCTAAACAGATCAACTATTTACGATTGGTCATCTCAGGAAGAAAAGAAAGAGTTTTCCAACATATTGGACGATCTTCTGGCAATTCAAGAGTTTACGCTTGTCGATAACGGACTCGACGGGTCGTTCAATCCCTCCATTGCCAAACTGGTCCTGGGAAAGCATGGATACCATGAAAAACAGGATCATCAGCACAGCGGAGAAGGTGGCGGCCCAATAAAAACAAAGTTCACCGTGGAAATAATACATGGCAACATTGGAGATAAAGATTCAGCTTCCTCCTAAGATGGAGAGGGCGCTGACCACAAGGGCCAGGTTGGTCGTCTTTATTGGTGGTCGAGGGTCGGCCAAGTCCGAAGGTGTTGCCAGAATTATGCTAATGAAGGCCCAGAGTGAAGGCGCTGATATACTCTGTGGCCGTGAATACCAGAACTCGATTGATGATTCTGTACATAAGCTGTTATCCACGTTGATCGAGCGTTTAGGCTTTCAGGATGTGAATGTTACCGAAAAGAAGATCGACTTCATGGGCGGTGGATCGTTCCGCTACAAAGGGTTCGCCAGGAACTCAGCCGCAGTAAGGTCTGCCCAGGGCTTCAAGTATTCCTGGATTGAAGAAGCGCAAGACCTCTCCGAAAAATCCATCGAAGATTTACTCCCCACCATCCGAGCCAACGATTCTCAGTTGTTCTTCACCGGGAACTGTATGGCCTCCAACGATCCATTTAGTAAACGGTTCATCGTTCCATTTAAACAGCAATTGGATAAGCATGGGTTCTACGAAGACGATATGCACCTTATAGTCATGATGAATTGGAGGGACAACCCTTGGCATAGTGAACTGGAAAAGCAACGCCTATGGGACTATGAGCATCTTTCCAGAGCAAAGTACGATCATATCTGGGAAGGCGCATTCAATGACTCGGTGGAGGATGCGATTATCCCGGCTGAATGGTTTGACGCGGCGATTGATGCCCATATAAAACTTGGGTTCAAGGCACAGGGTGCGAAGATAGTCTCTCATGATCCCTCTGACACAGGACCAGACCCGAAAGGGCTGTGCTTGCGCCAGGGAGCGGTCATCCTGGACGTATTTGAGAAAGACGATGGTGACGTGAACGAAGGGTGTGATTGGGCGACCAGCTATGCCAATGAGGTCAAGGCGGACATCTTTATCTGGGACTGTGATGGCATGGGTGTCTCACTCAAGCGTCAGGTTCTTGGGGCATTTGACGGCATGAAGGTGGATTGCATCATGTTCAAGGGTTCAGAGGGACCGGTGAACCCCGAAGAAATCTATCAGCCCGACAAGCGTCTATTGCGATCAGAGGCCAAGACCAATAAGCAGACGTTTAAAAACAAGAGGGCGCAGTATTATGGTCGGCTTCGAGACAGGTTTTACAATACGTTCAGGGCCGTCAATGGTGGTGAGTACGTTGACCCGGATGAAATGATAAGCATCTGTTCAAGTATCAAATGTATCGACCAGGTAAGGTCTGAAATATGCCGCATCCCCAGGAAAATCAATCCATCCGGCTACTTTCAGATCATGACAAAGAGGGAAATGAAGGACCGATTGAAGATAGAATCACCCAACCTCGCTGATTCGATCATGCAGTCTATGGAGATACCGGTGTTTGTGAAGGAACCCGATAAGGATATCTACGATATCCCGGAAATGGTGAGGATGTGAAGAACATGATCCACAAGAACATTGGGAACTTCATGGACAATCGTCTTATTCGGGTCGTTGGTGATGGGATATTCATATACATCAAAGCGTTATGCTCACCAGACCTTGACTGTCAACTAGATGAAGTGAATACGATGGACAAGAACGTGACCTGCGATAAGTGCCTGGAAATGATGGTTGCCCCACCGGTGACGGACAGGCATTCAGGTTAATAAAAACAGACACTTAAAAAAATCCAACTTTCAAGGATTTAACTCTATGCTTCACTCACTCCACGAACAATCCATGCTGTCCTCGCCAGAGCTTTCAGAGGGCGATGCCGCCAAGCTCCAACAATTCAAGGAGGAGTTGCAGGAGGATTCGGATGCAGGCCGGGACCAGCGCGAGAAGGCTTGGGAGGACATGAACTTCTTTTACGCTCCCAACGGTCATTGGGATGGCTTCGAGGAGACAGTTACCAATCGCCGGGCCAAGTTCCAGCTTGATATCACCAGTCCTTTTAAGAACCGGTTCATTGCGGAATGGAACTCAAACAGCGTTGGCGTGGAGTACAAACCAGATGATGATGCCGCCAGTGACAAGGAAGCCGAACTACTGACAGGACGCAGGCGGATAGACTTCCGTGAGGAAGCGGGGAAGATTGCCCAGGACAATGCGGTGGAGGAAGTTGCGGTCTGTGGATGCGGCGATTATATGCTGGCTACGAAGTTTGAGGACGACAGCGACCCGGAAAACGAGAATCAGCGGGTTGTGTTCCGTCCGATCTATAACGGTTTCAATACCGTGTATTGGGATGGTGCTTCTAAATGGATTGACAAACGGGATGCCCGTCATGTTACGAGATTGGAGACCTTCACGCCATCCAGCTTCCTCGACCAATACCCTGGGCGGAACCCTGTATCTGCTTTCCAACCAGACAATTGGGGCTATTCGTCTTATAGCAATCAGAATCAGGAACTCATATACATTGCCACCCGGTACGAGATCAACAGGCGGAAGCAAACGGTATGGGTTTACCGGAACCTGGAAGCGAGTGGTGAGGACGGGGGAGGAACCCTGGAACATTATGAGAAGCTGGCCCATGACAGCATCAAGGACGAACTGAAGGCCAATCCGAACATCGAGTTTATCCGTAAACGAAAGATCATCATTCAGACCGTGGAGAAGACAGTGTTTTCCGGTGACGCTATCCTGGAAAAGACCCGCAAGATTGCAGGAAAGTGGCTTCCAATCATCAGGATGTACGGATACAGGGGATACTTGGACGGGCAGGAATGGTACAAGGGTCTGATTCGGACTTTGAAAGATCCACAAAGGATATTCAATACTCAGATATCTCAAATGGCTGAGATCGCATGTGGCACAGGAACCAAGAAGCCTATCTTTGCACCTGAGCAAATGGTTGGACCGGTCAAAGAAGCTTGGTCGAACGCGGTCAATCTGCCCTACCTTCTGGCGAATCCTCTTAAGGACGAAGACGGGAAGATAATTTCTCCAGGACCACTCGGATACCTGGAACCCGCGCAACTCAATGAGGCCATGACTTCCCTCATGCAGATTGTTCCGAACTTCATCCAGTCCATCACAGGAGTCCCTCAAGACACGCTGGACCCCAACGCATCCGGCAAAGCTATCAATGCCCTCATCAAACGAGAGAACCAGGATACGAAGCCTATTATGGACAATATAGGGGTGTCCCAGGAATGGGAGGGAATAGTTTATCTGTCCATTGCCCAGGAAGTGTACGATACGCCGCGACTACTCAGAACCCTTGGTAAAGACGGGGTTGAGGGTAGCGAGATGATCCTTGGAGTTACCGTGGATGAGGAAACAGGCAAACCATTTCAGGCCAACAAGATCGCCGGTAAACGGTTCCGGGTCTATGCCGATATCGGTCCTCAGTATGATTCTATGCGGGAACAGCTTGTTGAGGAATTGAAGGGAATGCTGGAAGCGCTTTCCAACACGCCGGACGGAGCCAAATATACTCCGGTCATTATTGCCATGATTTTACAGAACATCACCGGTCCCGGCCTCGATCCGCTCAAGAAGATGGTGCGCCGCGACTTCCTCACAATGGGACTGGCGGACCCGGAGACCGACGAGGAGAAGCAATTCATGGCTCAGTTACAGGAGAACCAGCAGAAAGATCCGCAGGCTCAATTGGCGGAGTCGCTGGCTATACAGGCGGAATCAGAGGGTCGAGAGCGCGACAGCAAGGCCATCATGAACACGGCCAGATCGGAAGAGCACACGTCTGAACTCCAGTCACATCACGATCTC